TCTTGCCCAAGTCTTTGCACTTCTTGCATGGCGTGTTCTGCCAATGCTTCTCTTGCCCATCCTTGATACTCGTAGTCCATTGCGTTGACTCTTGCAATCTTCTCCAGCGCCATCTTCATGGCATCAATTTGTTGTGGTGTCATGCTTGTCCCCTCTTATCTATGGCCTCAATCACATCTGCTTGAAACCAATTGCTAAATGGTGTTTCTCGAATGATTTGTTTAAGTGCCTCACGCTCTATTGCTGTGGCTTTTTCTTCCACCAATGCGGCAAAGGCTTCAAGGTCTGGTGTTCCTGCCAACCAAAGACCATCAATGTCCTTTGACAATGTTTGTCTTGCCATCTCAATGATTTCATCTTGTGTCATTTCAGCACCTCTTGTTCCAACAGTTTCATAGCTTCATCAATTCGCTCATACAGATACTCGGGCATCTGACGCTTGTCTGCATATGACCATGACTCAACCGCTGACAACAGCTTGATGATTTGTAATGCTTGTTCTTTTGTCATAACCATTTCCTTGCTCGAATTGCTTGAGCGCTTTGTTGCAAAATCCTCCGCACGATTACTGAATTGCAAGCTAAGGCAACTGCATCCAACATCTCGGCACACGCCTCACGCTCTTTGGCAACAGCTTTGGCGGCATACTTACGCATTTGTTCTGCTGTGTAAACACTACCGATGTACCGTCTTTCATACGTGACATTTGTTTCTGCTGGCTTTGGCAAACGCATCATGCTGCCATCCTTTGATTCATTTCAATGTTGTACCGCTTTGATCTGCTTCGTGCTTGTCTTTCTGCGCCCGTCATCTTCTCTCGCTTTGCGTCCTTGCCTATACCGATCTTGTACACCTTGACAGAGTCACGACCAAGGGTGTCCTTCTCCCACAAGCAGATATGGGCAGCGCCAGCAGCGTGTAGTTCCCTTGTGTACTGGAGAACAGTTACATAGTGCAGCCCGGTTTCTTCTGCTAACTCTTGGCAAGTCAGCGTACCGTCAAGCATTGCCTTGATCAACTGTGCTTGTGATATGGCATTGATCTTGATGATCTTTCGACCTTTGTTCTTTGGTGGTCTCATCGCTTCATCCCCCGGATGTATGCAACAAAACTCTGCACAGTGTCACGACCGAACGGCCCTGTGAATTTGGTTTCCAGATGCTGTGCTATCTCTTCCAATACCTCATCACGGGTCGCCATTAGGACTGCATCACCATCGCGGGGGTCGTACCCAATGCACCCGCGCTCAGCACACCCTGCATCCACAAGCAACTTCCCATAAACCTGCCGCTTGCGCCAGCCGCTGGTGTGTTCCCACTGGCCTTGCTTCAAAGACAGTTCTTCAAACGCTTCATCTTCAGGGTCTTTCATCTGTCCCTCCGATCTTGTTCGTCCATCCAAAACCAAACTTCGGATAGTGCATACAGTACAAGCCCTGCTACGGACACACATAGTGCGCCGAGCAGAACCACAGTCACGACTGTTTCAGTCATGTCACGCCCCAAAGATTTTCTTCAGTGCGTCATACATCCCCCGTGCCTGGGTGATGGACATCCTGGACAACATTGCGTCTACGTCCCACGCATTGGGCGGTACACGTACATTTACCTGCGGTGTAGCCTCTGCTTTTGCAGCCTTCTTTGCTTTAGCTTTTGCTTTACGTTCCAGCTTTTCTTGTCGGGCTTTGACTGCCAATGCAAGGGAGGCCGACTTGTCCATGCGGGGGTACGTGTCGCCAATGCTGAACCAACGATAGGACTCGTCAGGTTTCTTGGTGCGCATAAGCTTGTTGGCTTTGAGCAGTTGGTTAAGTCTGGTTGAGATGCCAGTATGAGTTTGCCCATCCATCTGTTTGGAAATCTGACCTGCGGTCAGACCTGGGTTTACGTGGACAAATTCCCATATCTGTTGCATCACGCTAAGGGACTTGTCAGATGTCTCCACTGTGACTGTTTGTTGGGTTTCAACGTCATCGTCAAAGTTCAAGTTATTGAGTTGCATTTTTGGTAAAACCTTTGTGAATATTTCAGTTTGAATGTCAGGCATTTTTAAATCCCCAGTTTGCGTTCAACAAGAATTGATGTGATTAAGTCGCGCACTTCTTCTACATCTTTGGCTACTTTGTATCTCATAAGTGACCCTTCTTTGTGCCCGTATCGCAAGATGTAACCGTTATCTGCTTCCTGGACTTCAAAGCAAACCATGCTGTTTACTATCTTGGCGGAACCCCAGTACGATGACGAATCTATAGCCCCGCTGCTGCCGCTAATCCCCATGTTGGTAGTGGTTGCGCCCCCAATCATGATTCTGCCAGTGGCAGCGGCGTTGTGACCAGTGGTGTTGTTACTCATGTGCTCTCCTCTTGTTGTCTGTGCAAACACTCGGTCAGCTTCTCAAGGTAGTGGATACCTTTGCCGATCTCTTGGATAGATATATCCTTGTGGCCCATGCGCATGATGTACTTCAAAGCACCGCCACGGTAGTAGCCAATTTGTTGCTCGATAGGCCATGTGTCCACCACATCCCAGGGTTGAACCTTGAGTTTCTTGTAGTGGTCGCCACCCACTTGTCTTAGGCTTGGTTGTTCATTCATAGTGTTTCCTTTGCGGGTCAAGTCCAAAGTGCAGCATCAACTGCACAAGTCGTGATTCAATCCTTGCCATGCGACCCTCAATCTCTCGGAGCCGTAAGTCGAGGGGTCGGGACGGCGAGCCGCCACTTCGCTCCAAGGAGGGATACGGAACGTAACCACTGCCTCTGGTATTCTCGTTTGACATGTTTTTCTACCCAGTAGTCTTTAAAGTTTTTAACAGCGCGGCGTTTGAGTTGGTACTCAGTCATCAGCGGCTCCCAATAGCGCCCATCATTCGGGCAATGGCGGCGGCGGACACGGCGGCATCTGTGTCTACCTTCTTGATGGCTTCAGCACCGCCTGTGTTGACAGCGCGTTCAACCTTACGCTCAACACGCTCAAGGAACTGTTTGGGGATGTAGATGCGGACATCAGGCCACAGCTTGAGGGCTTCGTTGAGTGACTTACAAGCGCCCAAGAAGTCCATGATTTGTGTACCTACAGCAGACCAGCGTTCGTCAATACTGCGCATCTCGGTGTGATACGCCACCAACTCAGGCACGAGAGGGTGATCATCTGGCAGATTAATATCGTGCCCATAACGATCTGAATTGGGGGGCGTTATCATGTTAGGGTTGAAGTTAACTCGGACGCTGGCCATCATGGCTGACCCGTTCTCAAACATGATCTTGGTGCGCAAGTTAATGGACTCGGTCTCACGCATCCATGCTTTAGGCATCATCGCTTTGAGGTGGTAGTGTTCCCCCCACACCAGTTGTTCCATCGCTGGGTCTGTGCCAGACATCGTCTGATCACAAATACAGGAAGGCTTCTTGATACCTTCTCGCTCCATATTTTTCATTGCAACGATGTTGGAACGCACTGCTTGACGCAGGTCTTGTGAAATTGATACGTATGCCATGTTTAAATCTCCAATTCAGTTAGTTCAATGTAGTTGTCTTGCATCCAAGCTGACACAGTTTCATCGCTGGTCAGATGGTCATACTCTTCTTCAAGAGTTCGGTACAGGCTTCTCATGTGTCCACGTAAGTTCTCCTTCATTTCTTCAGCCAGTTGTAGTAAATCAAATACTCCCAGGGTATTGGCCCAGGTGTCGTACTGCAAGGGTGCTTTCTCTTCATCAAATGGGTTGGCAGGTCTCCATAGCTCATCGTCGTAGGTCACGCATTGCTCATGGTAGTAGCGCCCCCTATGCGCCCACGAAAAAGACCAACTGTCTTCTGCTGCTTGGTGCAATATTAGATTGTCATAACCAAGATGCAATAGGTATTTACCCCAATCCTCAACCCTCCCTTCAAAGCAAGCACCGTCACCTTGGCTCCAGAACCCAGTAAAGTAGATATTGGCAACTCGTATTCCTATGGCAGACATCATCTCTTTGAAATGTTCGTACACACTTTCATACCAGTCGTCATGACCCACAAGTACATCGCGGTACTTGTCAATCAGGTCTTTGGGGTAATACAACTCGCTCATACTTCCACCCTTTCATATGAATTGGTTTGTTCGTAGATGTGTTTGCGCAACGCCTTCATGCCGCTCTCGATGATGTTTCGGTGGTATGTTTGCCGCCGCTCTTCAAGCGGAATCCTTGACCAAGACCCGTCTACAAACCCAGTTTGTGAGGGGACGATTGCACTATCCATACCACGGTAGAACACAGCTTCAGCGTCTTCTCCCAAGGGGTCTTGGTAGTTGATGTCGCTTATGTGTTTTATGTCTTTCGACCTGAAATAATATGTGCCGCCAAGTCGCATTGATACTGCTTCATCAAACACCCCCATCTTTGCCATCGTGATCGTCAACTTGCGTAACCTAGCCGTAGATGTGGACACTGTCTTAATTGCGTCTTTCTTGACCAGTATCTTGACATCTTTGCGTGGGTTGATGAACGACTTAATCTCACTATTAGGGGCCAGCTGGACTTGTAACCCCATGTGGTAGGGGATAGTGCCGTCCCTATGTGCTTTGGTTTTGTAGATACGCACCGCCGACTCTTTGGTCTTGTGCCTGCTCAGGTCAGAGAACACCCACCTTCCAATGGCGCGGGTAAGTCGATTGCGTACCGTGATGGTGCTGGCTTCAGCGTACAGCGTCACGATGTTGAACGGGTCAATCGTCCACATTACCTGTGGCACTACGCTTTGGTCTTCCCACCACCGTCTTGTCTGTACTACCGTGAAGATGTCGTTCTCTAGTCGTATCTGGCAGTCGCGGAAGATCGACTTTACATCGCTGCCTTTCTTTCGCCGTGCGAACAGGGCCACATAGTCGGCATAGGTTAGGGCTTTCTTGAGTCTCATGTCGTTCCTTTCAGTGAGTAAGTTGTTGGTTAGTCTGCCATGTCATGATAGGTGGTTGCGTTTTGCACGATTGGCACTACGCTTGATTACTTGCAGATTCCACGGCACATGAAGCCCGCTTACTGTCTCGCCTTGTAGTGGCACGATGTGGTCAACCTCATGTGCTACGCCTGTCTTTTCTGTCATTAGTTTTGCCATAATATAGAACTCCTTAATTTCAGTGAAGTGTTTTTTGGTTAGCCAAGGTGGAGTGCGGTTCATCTTTGCCGCATGTCGTTTTGCGCCAAGGGCGTTGTGTCTATCTCGGTTGGCTTGCTTCCACTTCTTGTTGTACTCGGCTACCTTGGCTGAGTTGGCTTGTTGCCAAGCCTTCTTCATTTCGGCAGTTGCCTCATTGCCCGACCGTTGCACTCGCTTGCGCTCCGCTATGCTGTCCTGATTGGCAGCTTCCCACTCGCGTTGCTTATCCCGTAGGTGTTCTTTGTTTTTAGCGTAGTACGCTTTGGCCCATGCTTTACGGTCGAACATATGCTTACTGCTCCAATTCAAAGTGGATGTTTTCCCCCCAAGGGGCTTCTACATCGCTGCTAATACACCAGACAACGGGATAGCCGGGGTCTTCCCCAAAGCCTGTGTAGCCATCGGTCAAGCACACGAATACATCAGGCTCGATACCCTGCTCGGCACAGTAGTCAAACCCTGCTGGCATATCCGTGCCGCCGCCAGAATAGAACTCAAGGTGGACTTCCTCACCGCAGTCAAACTCAACGTGCTTCTGAACCTGCGTGTCGGTGTACAACACATGAACCTTGCTTGGGCGGCACTGCTCAATGATTCTGGACAGGTGACCATTATACGCTGCTAATTCTGTTTTGCTAATAGAACCTGATACGTCAACCTGAATAACAAGTTCTCCCATCTGTGGCAGCTTGTCTACGCTGGGCAGATAGACCTCGAACCTGCGGTTCTTACGCCGCCATGTCTGACCCTGATTGACACGGCTGACCATGTGCTTCTCCAGAATCTCAAACCACGGGGTCTTCACATCCAAGATGTCTGCCACCATATCTGCCAACCTACCTGACAGCTTGCCCTGCATCTTCGCTGCTTGTGCTGCCTCGGCAATCTCTACCTTGATCGTGCCCTCGATCTCACGCACTTCATCAGGGGTCATGGGCTTGCCTGAGTCCCCGACACCATCGGTGTAGTGGATGTCGTCACCCAACCCGTCCTCATCACCGTCATCATCACCACTGCCATTGTCTGGCAAGTTAGCGTAGATGTTCTCGACTGTGTCGTCCTTAGACCCTGGCATATCTACACACTTGGGGATACGCTCACCCATCTTGGCTTCATCGAGTGTGTCGTTAATCCATGCGTCACCTGCATAGTTCCACTTCTTGCGGTTGCGATTACCCACACGAACAGAGTGCTGACCGACCACATGGAATACCTCATGACACAAGCCCCATATCAACTGCGGAACAGTCAGCTTGGCAACAAAGTCAGGGTTGAAGTAGATACGCGCCTTACCATCGACTGCCAATGTCGGGATGTCTCGGGTCTCGATGAACGGACGGCGCAACAGTATTGACGCCACGAACGGATGGTAGAGCACGATCTGCGCCCTTGCCTTCTCCATATTTGATGCCTTATGAATTGCCATTTAGTTTCTCCTGGTTACGAACATGGATGTCACCCTCTCGGTCTCGCACAAGGGTGATCTTCTTATCAGCCACTCCACTCAGTGTGTGCATCAGCATACGCATTGCCTCCCTCTGCGCCTCAATCATCCTGCGGTGAATGTGAATCACATACAGAAGCACACCAATACCAATGCCCAACACAACCTCCAACTCAGTCAGGGTAATCATCGGAACAACGCCCCCATCTGCCGTGCGATCTCGTCCAGCTTCTTGGCGGCTTGGTCTCGGACGATAGGCGACTCACGCAGGACATTGGTGCCCTGATACACACTGACTGCCTGTGCCAGCTTGCCGATCATGTCGGAAATCTCGGGGTCATCAGACACATTCAGCTTCTTGGCGCGGTCAAGGTTGGACACGATGTTCTCGATAGCACTGTCTCGGAAGATCGCACCCTCAGTACCGATGGGCTTGTTCAGCTTCTCGATCAAGTGGCTCAGTGGTTCCAACATAGTCTTGATCACCTCGTTGCGAGCGCCGACCTCCACCTGCTCCATCATCTGGACAAACGCCGCCTTGTCATCCTCGTTGATGTCGAACAGGAAGTGGCTCGCCTCCGGCAGCGGGGAGAACTTGAGATCAAACCCCATACGGTCTTGGAACTCCTCCATCGTTGGGTAGTCAGACACACTGGCCCGCCCGTTGGGACGCAAGCTACGGTATGCAATGTCAAGCTGTACATACTTGTCGTAGTTGGGCATGTGCAACGCCATCATGTTGTCCACCTGCTGTATGCGCTGGCGCATCTCAGTTGAGTAGTCGAAGTACTCGGTGTTGGGCAACAGGCGCGGCCCCTTGTCAACATAGGCAAGTGTGCGGTTCTTGTGTGTGGTGTACACCTCGCTTGCCGCAGACATGATCTGGTTGATGGGGTTGGTCTTGTCTCGGAACAACTTGGAGTTGACCACCAACGATGTATCGTCCAGCTGGGACTGGATGTACGACTCCGCAGATGTATCCCTACGGGTCAGGTTGGCACGGCGCACCGTGAGTTTGACAAGCATAGCCTTGGCGGCTAGGGGGGTGACTTTAAGTTGATTCATGAGTTACCTTTCAAAGTTACTTTCAAAGTTAATAAACAAGTGACACGGGCGTACGCTTTGGCATCGTCCAAAGTATCGAATACAACTGGCATATAGGTAAGGGGGGCTTTGTTGCTTACATTGTGGAATGCCACTCTGTAGCTAGACTCAAACTGACTTACCTGTGCCAGTATCTGGTTGAATGGTGTATCTGACCTTACCAGATATAACTTTTCGGCTCCAGCCCTTTCTGCTGAAAACCACTGAAGGTCAGAGGTAGGTGTTGCCATGCTGGACTGTCCACTGAACATACGCTTTGGTGTTGCGCACACTCGGGTCTTTGCGGGTAGCATCCATTACAAACATGACTTGGAAGTCGCTGGGCATACGGTTGATGTACTCCATGACTCGGTCGAAGTTGCTCTTGTTAGAACGCTCTGCGATTGCACCAGTCAAGGCGAACCGAACCGCTGGGTCTTCAGGCACCTCGGACTTGCTTGGGTTCATCAACAGGGCGTCAATGTTGGGCAAGGACTCGAAGATACGCTTGAAGCCAGTGTACTCAGCCGCCGCACCCTCACCCACACAGCCAGCGATGTTGCTGTAGTACAGGTCAGAGGGCAGGGTCTCGTCCACCTCGTTAGCCATTGACCAAGTGCGGGGCGATGGGTTGATCTTGCGATTGGCATCGAAGTCGGACAACAGAGCAGGACGGAAGCGCAGGAACTGAATCATCTTGAGGTCGATGCCAGCATCGAATGCCCAGTCACACCAGTCGTCCAGGTTCTCATCGAAGGTCAGGTTCTGCATACGACCGGACAACTTGGTAGTCATACGGGTAGCACCAGACTTGTGCTCTGTGCCATTACCTGACGCAATGATGAACAGCTTGGGGTGCAGCTTGAGTTCGCCTGCCTGCCGGTCAAGGATAACTCGGCACATGGGGTTTTGCATAGGCACAGGTGCATCTGACAATTCCTCGATGATCAAGGCACAGGGCTGGTCAGTACCATCGTCACGAATACGATAGAACTCTTGGGGAGGCAACCAGCGCGAGAAGTCGCCGTCCGTGATAGGTAGTCCCATGATGTCCACGGGGTCACGCAAGGAAGGGTTGAACTCGGTGATGCGCTCGGGTGCAATGCCCATGTCCCGCACAATTTGACGGCACAGTGAAGACTTGCCGCCGCCGGGTTTGCCCTCGATGAAGGGGACAAGCACATTACCCTTGGCGAAGTTAGCCAAGCACGAACGATAAAGGTCTGAGTATTTCATAAGGTCTTTCAGTGAGTTGAAGTTGTATTAGGGTTTACCCTAACGGTCTGCTGTACGCACAAGTTCTACGCTTGTGTTCCATTTGATCTGTCAGTTGACTGGCTCGCGTCGTGAGCTAGTAACTCTTTAAGTCTGGCTAGTCTGGTGTTGTAGACTTCATCCAAGACAACTTTGGCGCTGGCTCGGCTTATCACCCCATCTTCCACCCGCTTGATGACTGCCGCCAAGTACTCCGGTGGTATGAGTATCTTCATCAGTTCCCATTGGTCGTCTTGTGTCATGTTTCATCCTCCAATCCAGTTCGGTTAAGGGACATGCCATGCACCCAGTAGTCATCCTCAGTGCCGCCGTGCATAGGGCTTTTGATGTACGCATCCCTTGCCGCTTCCGCTAGGGCTTGCGTTGTATGTACCGACAGTGTGTGAGGCAAATCTTCACCTAGAAAATCTACCATCCATACAAATTTCATCATGGCCTCCACAGGAATACATCCAACAGGATGACGATGATTGCCAACAGGAATACTGCGCGCTCGATGCGCTCTCGGATTGTTAAGTTAGTCATGTGTTTTTCTTTATGCGGTTTTTGAGGTAAGTACTGGCATCGTTGGCTTTGGATATGGAATCAATAACCTGAGCAACATAAACAGCAGCACTAGCACTAGCAGCAACCGCAGCACTAGCACTAGCACTAGCAGCCGCAGCGTAAGCAGCATTAGAAGCAACAGCACGAACATAAGCAGCATCCGCAGCCTCTTTTGTTTTCTCTGCACACATACGTGCCCAAGCTGGGCCGTATCTGTAGGTGTCAGCGATTGGTTGGTGGGTATCCAATGCCTCCCACATTTTGGGTAGTTCAGTCATGCTGCCTCCACTTTGTATCCACGGTTCATCCACACCTCCATCTTGATGTTGCGAAACCAATCAGCCACGGTGGGTATGCGTCCACCGCAGTCTTCCTTGATATGTTGCTCGCCTATGTAGCGTACTGGCACTCGTTTGCCATCGCTATTGGTGATTTCCCTACCGAACACACGCTCACATTCAAAGATACCCTGGCTGTGGTGTCTCAGGGCGCGGTGCCGTGCGTCTGCAAACTGCTCTTTGGTAGCGTCAAACCAGTCGTGTATGTCTGCGTAGTCCTCGGGCTTGCCGCCCCAGATTTTTACGCTGGTCAATGCGTGATGACATGGGTGCATGATTACTCCTCGCTTAAGTCAAAGCTATGTTCTTCTACGGATGTGTAGTTGATGCCAACATCCAAGGTGATCGTTGGTGGTGAGGTTGCGAAGTCAATCTCCAGTGTGCCTTGCCCCCCATCGTTGTTGTACCAGTCCAACCCTTGGGCTTCCAGTGCTTGCAGGGTCAACTCTTTGGCAATCTTCTCAAGGGTCATTACCTCTTCTTTGGTTCGTTTCTCCCATGTGCCCTCGTCCATGTTGAAGTACTTTTCTTCAGAACTCCAAGGTATCTGTGCAGTTAGTGGGATTTCTGTTTTCATATCTGCGTTGTACGCATCAACACTCTCAATGTCGCCTGAGTCACCGCCTCCAGAGAAGTTGACAAGCAGCTTGGCGACACCCAGTGTGCTTAGGGTTGTGAGAAATACTGCGCGATGTTTGGGGCTTGGGAACATGATAGGTGTCCTTACAGGTTAACTTCAACATACTGTGCTCGGATGGAATACCCGAGCTTCTTGATGATGTCTAGGTTGTCTTGCGTCAATGTCTTTTGATTGACCAACTGAGCAAACAATTTCGCCTTCTCACACTTGGGGTATATGTTTGTGTTGCCATACACCGTGCGTGGTTCTACGATGATCTCGTTCATATCACTACCTTTCTAAAGTCTGGTGTCTCGCCGTCTTCGAGCATGTCCATGTACTGGTGCAACTCGTCCCAGTCATAGGGATACCGCCCATGTTCGTCATAGAACCGCCAGTTGTCACACAATGGGCATCCTTGTTCGTAAGTGCGGCATCGCTTGCCTTTGTAGTCACGCAGGAACACCAGCCCATCTCCAATGGCTATGTATGGCGTCTGCGCCCTGCGCCGTATGTCTCTGAGTTTCATGCTGGTAACTCCTTGTTGAGTTGGTTGATGAGTCGAGTGAGCCTGAGCTTGCCCTGCTTGTCCATCTTCTGTCTGGCACGAGCGGCGTACTTGTTACCCGACTTGGGTGCGCAGCACGCGCAGGTCATCCCGCCCTGACCAACGAGGTATGCCTTCTTGAACAGTCCTTTCATGATTTCCCCTTCTTGATGATCATGCGCGGACGCCCACGGATGACTGATTCCCAATCCCAACACACTGACACATCCCTGTCTGGGTGTTGAGCCACTAGCTTCTTGAGTACTCTTACCTGTTCTTGCTTCATCTGTTCTGTGATCATTTGCTCCCCTTGTGTGATGAGTTGAGTCCCTTGAGCAGGGATAAGTCTGTCACTGCTATGTAGTTTGATTTGGGCATGGGAACCACGGTGTGCTTGCGCTGCTGGGCTATCTTCTCACCACAGGACGCACAGGTTGGTCGTGGATTGTGTCTTCGTTGTGGTTCCACACGCACTGCGTAACAGTGTGTACATATGGGTAGGTGGTAGTCTTCCACGGTCAGCCTTTCAGTTTGAGGTACTCAGCCATGAACGCATCGGGGTCGTCCAAGGGGCCAAGGGAATCCATCGGGTTGAAGTCATCCATGAACCGCCAAGTGAACCCTTCATCGGACTCGGACAGGTAGTTGGGGGGTGTGACAATGTGGTCAGCTTCAAGATACATGAGGTCGTTTACCATGAGGTGCTCCAATAGTTGAGTGAGTTAGTGGGGAATCCCTTGATTCGCTTGACTTGCCGAATTTTATTTGTTATGCTTCTGCCCAAGCAGAAGTGATTGAGACCGATTAGAAACAAGCGGTCGATTGACGGCATGATAGGTGCGGACGCCGCCGCACACCACCAAGCGGGGTGAATATTCCGGTGGAAAATTGGGTTGGAATATTCTCGTGAGTGGACACTTACGCTAGAACCCGCATGGATACTAGGGGGTTAGTGAACACTAACGGGAATATTCCAATATTCCAGATTTTGGAAAGGGTCAGGCGGGTTTTGAGATATTGTGGATTGTGTGTATGTCGCGCTCCCACGCAACAATCGTTGATCATCTCTCGCGTAAGGGCGTCTGACTATGTGGAATATTGGAATATTGGAATATTGAGTATTACATGGACACATAAGTGGTTGATTCCTATGGATATTTTATGTAATACTGAATATTCCAGTGAATATTCCGCTGGACACCCCTGGAATATTCTCGTGAGTGTCCACTAACATTCAGCCCCACAATCTGTTGGTCGCCATGCCGCGCATGAATCCACCACCAACGAGCACTTGAGGCGGCGTGGGTGCGATCAGCAAAGAGAAGGGGCCGCGAATGTCTCGGTGGTCAAACATCGCATCCTTGACACGCTTGGGTGGCATAGGGGCAATTGACTGACCTTTGGGCAAAAGATGTACACGCATTGGATTCTCCGGTTAAGTTAGTGAGTGATGAGCAGTTTGCGTCCGTACTCAGGGACAGTGGATCAGGCTTCGACAGCTTGCTGTTCAGCCTTGCGGGTAGCGTGGTACTCGTTGACGGCACGGATAATGTCAGTCACCAGTGCTTTCAATTCCATCTCAGTTGCCAGCTTAGAACCAGCAACCAGTGCACCAGACTTCTTGTCGAGGCGCATACCATCGTTCTTCGCCAGCTTTGCCTTCATGATGCGGGCTTCGAACAAGTCAGGCAGTGATTCGAACGATGCGCGGTTACTGACAATCATGGGTTCACCCAAGCGGATGCTGAGCATCTCGACCAGTGGTTTGTAGTTTGAGTTGACACACGCCGCAGCAACATCGAGCAAACCAGCGGATGCGGCATTGGCACGGATAGCGTTGCCCACCTTACCCTTGAGTGACAGACAAGCGGTCAATGCTTGCTGAGATGCGTTGCGAACAACAGACACTTGACGCTCGACCTTGGTCTTGCCAGACACATTGACGATTGCAGGGGTGATTGTGATTTGATTCATGAAATTCTCCAAGTTAATAAGTTAAGGGACACTTAGTGCATACTGTCACTACACACTATGATGCCCCCTGAATTCAGGGGACTCGGACTTGCTGTTCTTGGTGTCCGCTGTTCGTACCTCATCGCCCGTTTAAGTCGGCGCTACTTGCCAATGTCTATTCCATTGGACATTACATACCGCATACGGTCTTGCACCGCCATACAGTTGTGCGTAAGAATCATGGTGGTATAAGTTGTTGTGCGTGCTTGCGGTTTGTCGCCAGTCAAGCCTGTTCTATGCGATTTTCAGCACGACACTTCTGCCGCCAGCTTACTTCACGCATCAAGCCTACTACTTGCTACTACACTACACACAGAGCTTATCCCGCATCAATTCAATGCAGTCAGAGTGCCTTCGACTACTTCACACTCAGCCACGCCCGCCACGGCATGGGATTCCAATACAAATTTTTAATGACCAGTGCTGACTAGCAAAACAATCAACCCACAATCCGGAGAATGGCAAACCCCAGAGGGTATGCAAAGGGCATCATGCTTGGCATCGTTGCCAGCGTAGGGGATACGATCATCACCCTACACTAACAGCCAACATGGTGCGATGGGCGGCGGCGGGCAGGGGGGAGGGACACGGACACGCGGACGGGTGCCCACTTCTACCCCCTTCACACACTACAAGACCTAAAATTTTCATATACATACAACTACGTACATTTATATACCCGACCCCGCCCCCTTGACATCCGCCCGCACCCACGTACCATATTTGTGTTGGTGTAAACGGATTGGCCCCGTGGAACTTCCGTTCAGTTGATTCCAACCCTGCCCTATGGGAGACACCAACACCCTATACTTCTCAACGTGCAGTTGTTAAATCGGCGCAACGGGGATGGAGGACTTGGTTGTTTTCCGATTTTCAAGCCAAGGCTCAACGAATTGGCAGGCGAGCTTCTTACCCGTTACTGCACTTGACTCATCTGATTTCCGCGTTAAGATACATACATCAACCACCAGGAGCACCTCATGGCCAAAATGCCCGCAGCCCTAATGTCCCGCTTCAAAGGCAAAGAAACTGCCAAAGAAGAGAAGTCTGAGAAGAAGATGCCGCCCGCCCTGTACAAAAAAGGCGAGAAAATGGAAGAAGCCAAGATGAAAAAGGCTGGTAAGCCAGTCATGAAGGGCAAGTACTGACGTGGTCAGGTACAACTTCTTCTTCCCCGAAGACCTCGCCAACAAGCTCAAGGCGTACACTAAAGATACAGGCGTGCCGATGTCTGAGGTTGTGCGACAAGCCTTGGTGGCGTTCTTTGCCAAACGCGATGGATGACCTCACCGAGTACTCTGAGTACACAGAGTTTGCGCTCTCACCAAGCGCACCAGAAGCGCACGTCACGTTGGACATCCCGCCCCAGCTGGTGTGGGAGTGTGCTGCGGGGTTGGAAGACCCGGCGCTGATTGCCCAGAGGTTTGGGTTTGAAGGCGAGAAGTGGGAGCGGTTGTCCCAGTGGCCACCGTTTATCACAGCTGTACAGGCGCAGCGGTCGGACTTTGAACGCAACGGGATGACGTTTCGCCTCAAGGCGGGACTCATGGCTGAAGAGATGATGTCCATGATGTTCAAGCAGGCCATAAGCAACGACTCCACGATCTTGCAAAAACTCTCGGTGTTCAACGCACTGACAGACGTAGCTGGACTGAAAGCACCGAAAGTTGACGCGAGTGCGCTTAACGCCACACCCAAATTCAGCATCACGATAAACATACCGCAGGGGGCACAGCCCCTGACCATTGATGGCTAATCTTGTCTACACACCACCCATATCGGTGGTTCCGTTTCTGACGTCCGACAAGTTCTCCAACTTTATCGTGGGGCCGGTGGGGTCAACCAAGACCACGGCGGCGCTCATCAAGATTGGTTATGAAGCCAAGCGGGTCAAAGCATCCCCTGATGGGATACGGCGCAGCAGGTGTGCTGTCATTCGTAACACCCGCCAGATGCTGTGGGACACGACCATACCGGACTTCTTGAAGTGGTATCCAGACGGAGAAGCCGGGATACTCGAGAAGACGAACTCCAAGTTCCAGCTGAAGTTTGACGACGTGGAGTGCGAAGTCTTGTTCCGTGGACTGGATGACGCCAACGACGTGCGCCGGTTGCTCTCGTTGCAGCTGACGTTTGGTGTGATGGACGAGTTCCGGGAGATCAACCCGGACATTTACAACGCGCTCACCGGTCGTCTGGGTAGGTATCCCGACAAGACGATGAACGGCGTTGGGGCGTGTGACGACCAGGGCAGACAGATTCACAAAGTATGGGGGGCTACCAACCCGCCGGACATGGACACGTTTTGGGAGACCATGCTCACTGAGCCGCCCCAGAACATGCACGTCACCATACAGCCCAGCGGGTTGTCGCAGGAGGCGGACTGGGTGCAGTACCTGCCGGATGACTACTACGAGAACTTGTGCGAAGGCAAGAAGGAAGACTGGATAGATGTGTACGTCCACGGGGAGTTTGGTAAGTCTCTGAGCGGACAGCCGGTGTTCAAGGCGTTTGATCGGGACACACACGTTGCCAAGCAGGCGCTGAACTACATCAAACTCCAGACGCACCCGCTCATCATCGGGATGGACTTTGGGCTGACACCTGCGTGTACCATCAACCAAGTTGATGCCCAGGGTAGGTTCTTGACCTTTGCCGACCTAATCTCAGAAGGGATGGGGACGCTGCGGTTCTGCCGGGAGAAGCTCAAACCCATGCTGGCCAACAGGTTTCCAGGGATGAATGTCCTGATTGTGGGTGACCCGGCAGGGCAGCAGAGGGCGCAGACTGACGAGCGGTCGGTGTTCGATATCCTGCGAGCCGAGGGTTTTCGGGTGATTTCTGCCAAGTCCAACAGTGTTGTGGCACGTATCAATGCAGTGGACAAGATGCTAACTCGTTCGGTAGATGGTAAACCCGCCCACCTGATTGATCCGTCATGTACACATTTAATTGCTTCCCTTCGGGGCGGATACCGGTATAAAATCCGGCAAAATGGAGAGGCTGACGACAAGCCCGAGAAAAATTCGCATTCCCACATTGCAGATGCGCACCAGTATGCGTGCCTGCACGCAGACGGTAACGTAACTGGGGATTCCTGGCAGCGCAAGTCGGTTGAGATCAAGAAAGTTGATTACGTCTGGACTTGACATTGCTGCCAATATCGGTTACACCCCTAACAGTTTAAAGATGTGACGCATATGCAACTTGGACTTAACATTACGAATACCACCGCGCCAGGAGTCACAGTGGCTGGCGGCGGACTTGTCACCATCAAGTCCTTGAAGGCGTTGCAGAGTGAGCAGCGCGATGCCGCTCAACTGGCCAATTCGCAGCCCGTTGTTCAAGCCCTTGCGGGGTACATCCGCAAAAAATGGATGTCTGCCATGCTGGCCAAGCAGCAGACCTCTGAGATCAAGATGCTCAAGTCTGTTCGCGCACGTCGCGGAGAGTACGACCCAGACAAACTGGCCCAGCTGCGCGAGCAGGGCAGCGCCACCATCTACATGATGCTCACGTCGAACAAGTGTCGTGCGGCGTCCAGCTGGCTCAAAGATACCCTGGTTACCGCTGCGGAAGACAAACCGTGGACGATCCAGCCAAGCCCCGTGCCCGAGCTGCCGCCAAATCAGGTGCAGGGCATCATGGCGCAGGCAGAACAGGAAGTACAGCAGTTGTACATGATGGGCCAGCCTCCGACTGACCAGCAGGTGCGTGAGCGCCTACTTGAGATGAAGGATATGGCTATGTCGCAGATCAAGGACATGGCCAAGCGCACGGCAGAGCGGATGGAACTCAAAATGTCCGATCAGTTGTTTGAAGGCAACTGGAACGTAGCGTTCTCCGAGTTCTTGGACGACATCACGACTTTCCCGTCTGCCATCATGAAAGGGCCGGTTGTACGCAAGCGCCCCAAGATGCAGTGGGTGCCTACTCCAGACGGGCAATACACACTTGCTGTTGAGGACATGCTCACCCTTGAGTGGGAGCGGGTTGACCCATTCAATATTTACCCCGCTGCGGATTCGTCTGACATCAATGACGGCTTCATAATTGAGCGCCATAAGTTAGCGCGTGCTGACCTGCAAGCCCTTATCGGCGTTGAAGGTTACAGCGACGGAGCCATCCGCGCCGTGCTGGAAGAATACGGCAAAGGCGGTCTGCGCGACTGGATTTACGTTGACATGAACAAGGCTGCGGCTGAAGGTAAGTCAACTATGGGTGTGCAGCAGAACCCGTCTGAATTGATTGATGCGCTTCAGTTCTGGGGAAATGTCCAAGGGCAACTGCTCACAGACTGGGGTATGACCGAGGAAGAGATTCCCGATCCGTTGATGGATTACCCCATCGAAGGTTGGGTGGTCGGGCACTGGGTCATTAAAGCGGTGGTTAATGCCGACCCCCTCGGGCGTAAGCCGTATTACAAAGCGTCCTACGAAGAAGTCCCCGGCGCGTTCTGGGGTAACTCTGTAGCGGATTTGTGTCGGGACACCCAGGACATCTGTAACGCTGCCGCTCGCTCATTGGTCAACAACTTGTCAATTGCCAGTGGCCCACAGGTTGTGTACAACATTGACAGGCTCCCTCAGGGCGAGAACATCACACAGTTGTATCCTTGGAAGGTCTGGCAGGTCACGTCTGACCCGCTGGCGGGAGCAGCACCCCCGATGCAGTTCTATCAGCCCAATTCATTGGCTGCGGAACTTATGGCGGTCTATGAGAAGTTTGCCACCCTGGCTGACGAGTACACGGGCATTCCACGGTACATGACGGGGGACAGCCCCGCAGGTGGTGCAGGCCGCACGGCTACAGGCATGAATATGCTGATGAGCAACGCTGGCAAATCTATCAAGCAGGTGATTGCCAACATTGACCGTACGGTTATCGAGCCAGCCATTGATCGGTTGTATTTCTACAATATGCGGTACGGCACAGACCCAGACCTCAAGGGAGATGTCAATGTCCGCGCTCGTGGCGCTGCGTCCTTGGTGCAGAAAGAACAAGCTCAGGTTCGCCAGAACCAGTTCCTCCAGATCGCCCTGCAAAGCCCTGCTGTCCAGCAAGTCATCGGCATGGAAGGCATTGCGGAGTTGCTGCGTCAGTCGGCCAAAACGCTTGACCTCAACCCTGACCACATTGTTCCCCCTGTTGAAATCCTCAAACAGCGACTGGCAAATGAAGCACAGATGATGCAACAGCAGCAAGCGCAGATGGCTCAGCAGAACGGGCAAGCCGCTGCCGGGGGTACGCCTCCAGCACAGCGGCCAGGAGCACAACTCCAGAACGGTGCGCCGGTAGCAAATAATTTTGCACCAGCAGCCGGAATCGGTAGTTGACAACGGTAAGTTCTCGTATATCATCCACACAAAGGAGTAAAACCCATGCAAGCAATCAACCCAATGGAAAAGCGTTCAGCTGAGTACAAACAAGAGTCAGCCAAAACTGACGGTATGTCCAAAGGCCCAGCCACTCAAGGCGCTGGCGGCAATGATGGCAACATCGACGCTATGGGCAAACGTGGCGGCAAAGAGTACGCCCAGATGTCTGCAAAGACGGACGGAATGTGCAAATAAGGGTTGACGAAAGGGTTGCCCGGTGCCTTGCACTGATGCGCACCCCAGAGCTGCAACCTTTGGTAGAATTTTTAAAATCGCGGCGTCAAGAGACTCTCGAAAGACTTGGCGAAGCAACAGGTGAAGAAATGAAGTCCCGGCTCCAGGGCCGGAACCTCGAACTCAAGGATTTCCTTGAGATGGTGGATCAAGCGGAAACGCTGGTCGCCAAAACCCGTAGGTGACAAGCAGACCGTTAAGTCGGAGCGCGACACCGCAACATTAACCAAGTAGCAGACCGTAAGCGAACTTGGACTGACCGTAAAGCCGGAGTCCTAGAGCGTAGTCGGAGCGAAGGAGATAGAGATATGGCATTGCCACGAGCTATTCAGCAACAAGTTGATGACGCAGATGCGTTTGTAGCCCAAATGACAGGACAGACCGATAACACGGAGACTGTTCCAAATTTAGACCCTCAACCCCCGGCTGATCCGCCGCAGCAGCATGTCTCGCAAGAGCCGCAACCAAAATCGGTATCCGAAGAAACGTGGGAACGCAAGTACCTTACGCTCAAGGGTATGTACGATGCAGAAGTGCCACGCTTGCACTCGCAGATGAAGGAACTGAATGTCCAAGTTCAGACCCTAATCGCAGAGAACGCAGCAGCAAAAGCACAGCAGGCATACGAACAACCGAGTACGGCCAAGACTCTTATCACTGAACAAGACAAAGAAGCATTTGGTTCTGATCTGTTGGATTTGATCGACCGTGCGACTGAACAGAAAGTAGCGGGATTCCGCGACCGAGAAAGTCAGTTGCTTTCGGAAGTGAACGAACTGAAGAGCAAGCTTGGGAACGTGAGTGAACGGCAAGGTGTTTCCGATAAAGATCGGTTCCTGTCTGCGCTGTCTGCACAAGTTCCTGATTGGGAAGCCTTAAACGTAGATCAAGGTTTCCTGTCATGGTTGGCAGAGGTTGATCCCATTTATGGGCTACCCCGCCAGTACGCATTGACAAATGCTTATGAGGCATTTGACGCAGCCAGAACGGCTACGATTTTCAAGCAGTACAAAAACATGATTGCTCCTCCTACGCAACAGCGACAGCCGAATCTTCAAAGTCAAGTAGCGCCGACCCGCTCCCGTTCGACGCCTGCTACTACTTCGGCTGGAGAAAAACGAATTTACTCCCAACAGGAGATTTCGGAGTTCTACAACGAGTGGATCAAAGGCCGGTTGACAAACGAAGAGGCGGTGAAAATGGAAGCAGAAATCAACGCCGCCCAAGCCGAAGGCCGTATTCGTTAAACGACCCACGCATGGCGGTACTCATCAAAGTTTTTTAACTGAAGAAGGAAGTAGCCATGTCTACAATTACCGCAGCAGCAGCCTATCCGATTAACTCTGGTGGTTTCAACACCCCCGGTGGTCAAGTTGCCTATTCCGGCACCGCTTATTCGGGTTCGTTCATTCCCGCCCTCTGGTCTGGCAAGCTGGCCCAGAAGTTCTATGCCGCCACCGTTTTTGGCGAAATCGCCAACACCGATTGGCAAGGTGACATCACCGGCATGGGCGACACCGTGATCATTAACACGATCCCCACCATCACGATCAACAGCTACAGCATCGGCCAGAATCTGGCTTATGAAGTGCCTGCTCCCAGCACCATCACTTTGGTGATCAACAAGGGCAAGTACTTTGGCGTGAACGTGAACAACGTTTTGGAACTGCAAGCCAAGCCCAAGTTGATGGACATGTTCACCAACGACGCCGCCATGCAGATGAAGATTCAGATCGACAAAGACGTTCTGTATACCAACTTCAACCAAGGCGCTGCCGCCAACCAAGGTGCTACCGCTGGTGCAATCTCTGGCGCGTTCAACCTGGGTACCGATCTGGCTCCCGTCACGTTGACCGCCTCTAACATTCTGTCAAGCATCACTGCTTTGTCCAGCGTGTTGGATGAGAACAATGTGCCCGAGACCGACCGTTGGTTGATCATCACCCCCACCGAGCGTCAAATCCTGATGCAATCGAACTTGGCTCAAGCCCAGTTCATGGGTGACGCTTCCAGCGTGTTGCGTAACGGCAAGATCGGCATGATCGACCGCTTCAGCGTGTATGTCTCCAACCTCGTCCCCCGTGGCGCTGCTGGCAAGACCTACATGAACCCCAACACTGGTACTGATGCCACGTTGACCAGTGCTCTGAAGCGTCACGCTGTGATCGCAGGCCACAAGTCTGCCATCACCTTTGCGTCTCAGATCGCTAAGGTTGAGTCCTTGCAGAACCCCAACGACTTCGGTACGCTGGTTCGCGGCCTGAACGTCTACGGCACTCAAGTCGCTCAAGCAAACGGCTTGGCCCTGTTGCAAGTCGCAGGCTGATAAACGGGGGGCTTCGGCCCCCCTCAGTTGACTTACAAACAGGAGGCTATATGGCTATAATTGACGATCTGATCGCCAGTGGTTTGTCTCTGCCGCAGGCACAACAAGTTGTTCTTGAAGACACTACCTCTAACATTGATGGTCTGGTAATTGCTGGGTTCTCGTACGTCGAGGCTTTAGCGATTACTACCCTTGATGCGGGTACTGACACTCAAGCCAATTTGGCCGCACAGGGCGCATGGGCTGGAACGCAAGTTCCTGCAATTGTTGCAGCATTGGCTGTAACGTGAGGTAACGCATGGGTACAGTTACCGCAGGCACAATTATCAGCAAAGCTGCCACACAGCTTATTGACATCTCTGGGGTTCGCTGGACAAGAGCAGAACTTTTGGGATGGCTTAATGATGGCCTGCGGCAAATTGTGCTCATGCAGCCTAATGCTACAAACACAAGAAGTGCGGTGCAACTTGTAGCAGGTACTCGACAGACGCTGCCTACGGGCGGCTGGATGCTTTTAGGCGTCTACCGAAATATGGGCACAACTGGGACAACTCCCGGTCGTGCTGTGCGTATTAGTTCTCGTGAGTTGTTGGATGCGTTCAATCCAAATTGGCATACAGCCACGGCTAGTACGACAACCACAAACTACATTTACGATCTTCAAGACCAAACGGCGTACTACGTGTACCCGCCCAGCACCGGGACAAACTATCTTGAGATCAACTACTCAATGCAGCCGACTGACTTAACGTCTGAATCGCAAGTGATTCCGGTATTTGATGTCTATCAAGGCCCGCTGCTTGACTACATACTGTTTCGGGCTTGCACCAAAGATGCCGAGTATGCTCCTGGGATTGCTTTGGGGCAGATGTATCTGACAACGTTCACTGCTGCCACAGGTGTTAAAGAGCAGTCTGAAACAAGAGGTTCGCCAGAATTGGCGCTGCTCCCACGTAATCCTTCTCTGCCTGGATCAATGTCATGAGCGAAGTTGCATACGACCTGTTTTTGCCAGAAGTTATGCAGTTTGTAAAAGACGTGCCAGAAGTCGTGGCGCTCAACGCAATCCGCAATTCTTGTATTGAGTTTTGCCAGGAAACCAGGTACATCCAAGAAAACCTAGACCCTATGGCAGGTATCTCTGGGGTCGGGGTGTACGAACTTGAGCCGGACGGCAACTACAAAATTGCAGACATTGTTGAAGCTTGGTACGGAGATGTTTTTTTGGTTCCACGCGCCGTTGAACAGTTGACACAGATTTACCGAACAACCAACTGGAACACGTTGGCCGGGAATCCCTACTATTACTTCAGGCCGTCTTCGCAAGAAGTGCAGTTGGTGCCGTACCCTCAAATTACGCAAGCCAACAAAATTAAGTTGCGCGTTGCACTCAAACCAACTAGGTCGTCTACAACTGTTCGAGAAGAAATATATGAACGGTTCCTTGAAGACATTGCATATGGAGCAAGGGCGCGTTTGTATAACACACCAAATCAGCCATACTACGACCTCAGAACCTCTCTTGACTACTTGAAGAGATTTAACGACGTGATGGCGGATGTGCGCACGCAAGTTAACAAAGGTTTGACCCGTGCGTCTGTTGCGATTGAATTCCAGAGGCTTGTATGACTGACAAAATTAAACTGGTCACGAATGACACACGCCCTGCACTGGTGTGTAATATCACAGACAGCACAACCGGAGCCGCAATTGTTTTGACGGGGGCTACTTCTCGTTTGTATTTTCGAGCCGTTGGGTCGTCCACGTTGCAGGCCACGGTTGTCGGGTCTATTACAGATGGGCCAAACGGGCAAGTCACTTTTTACCCAGCCTCGGCCCCTGTGATGCTGCAAGGCGAAGCCGGGGACTACGAAGGTGAAATTGAAATTACGTTCTCCGACGGGCAAATCCAAACTGTGTATGACGTACTGAAGTTCAAATTACGCGAAGACTTCTGATGGCAGACACTTCCCTACGCGCCAGCGTCACTTTTGTAAATCTTTCAAGGACTGCCACTTATGTAGTGCCAGTGTCCGAGATTGCTTACATTTTGTTGGCGTCTTCAGCGCGTATGGACACAAGTGGATTGTTCAGGTTTAACGGGGAGACAATTGGGGTTGCCGATAGCTCGGTTTTGACGTTTTCCAAACCCCTTACCGATTCTTTGGCTATTTCAGACACGTCTGCGTTGTCGTTTGTCCCCGCCACAAAAACTGATTCTGTTACACCGTCCGATAGCAGTGTCAGAACGCCTCAACTTGGAAAGACAGAAACTATTTCTGTTGCCGATTCAAATGCTCTAGCGTTTACTTTTGGCACCGTCACTGAAAATCTAGCAGCAAGTGATTCTTCAGCTTTGGATTTTCAAACGGCAGTTGCTGAAACAGTTTCTTTTGCTGACAGCGCTCTAGTCACTTTAATCTTTCTTCGGGATTTTTCTGACACATTGACTTTGTCAGACACACCGTCTTTGTCTTTTACCCCGGACACCAAAGTTGAAACTGTTACTTCTGGGGACTCAAGCTCTTACGTCTTCGACCAGTTTTTGACTGAAGCGTTTGCAATGAATGACCTTGCCGATATTGGCGATGGTATTTCTTTTGATTTCATTGACTTTACAGCCAATGTTGTTACGATTACGGAAGCAGCGGTGATCAATACTGCTCCTTCTGCAACAGATTCTTTTTCATTGTCGGACGCAGGAGTGGGGTCGATACAAGATTATTGTGACATCACATATTTTGCTGAAGACTACGTGGGAATTCAGTTCACTTTTTAACAGGAGAAGTTCATGTTGAACGATAAACTTACAGTCACTGGCAACGTCTTCGTCAAAGTTTTTGACGCACAAGGCAATGTCAAAGACTCTCGTGAATTCAAAAATTTGGTTGTTACCGCAGGCAAGACCTTTATTGCGTCTTCAATGCTCAAAACGACCAATTCGCCAGCAGCCATGACACACATGGGGCTGGGAACTGGTACGACCGCAGCCGCTGTTGGCGATACCGCGCTGGAAACTCCGATCTCAGGCTCGCGGGTAACTTTTTCGTCGGCAACTTCGTCTACAAACGTTGTTACCTACGTGGCCAGTTTCCCAGCTGGTACTGGTACTGGCGCTGTTACCGAAGCCGGTATCTTTAACGACCCCACAACTGGAACCATGTTGTGCCGTACGGTGTTCTCAGTTGTCAACAAAGGCGCAAATGACGCCATGAGCATCACCTGGCAAATCACCGTCTCCTAATTGGGGTGTCTAGATGTCAACAATTGTC